GGTGCCGAAGTGCGCGTCCATCGCGCATGTGACACAATTTGCCGGTTTTCTCCCTGATGAAATGGACCATCCATCTTGCCTCCCGCGAATTCGGAATTGATCGCCGCACGCTCTCTCGCGCTCTGGCGGGCATGGGCCACGAGCTGAAGAAGGGCTCCAAGTTCGCCACTCGCGAAATCTGCACCGCTGTCTTCGGCGACTCAGAACGCGAACGCGCACGACTCACGCGGGCGCAGGCAGAAGGCGAGGAGATGAAGAACAAGGAGCGGTCGGGCGAGCTGGTCGAACTCGACAGCATCGCCACCGTCTTCCGCCAGTGCATGTTGCCGGTTCGTCAGAGGCTCATGGCGCTGCCCGCCGAAGCCTGCGCTCATGCGAATCCGAGCGATCCGCAATTAGCGAGAGAAGCGCTACAGCGGTGGGTCGATGAGTCGTTGCCGATGATCAGAATGAAGCTGCCAAAGTCATGATCGCTGCCCAGCGCAATTTCCTAGTCGCCCTCGCCGCCGGCTTCTTCGCCGATCGCCCGAAGCAAACCGTCTCGGCGTGGTGCTGCGAACACCTCCGATTCAACGAGCCCAACAACAGCGGACCATTCAGCTTGTCGGGCCGCGAATACATCCGCGAGCCACTCGACGCCTGGGCAGACCTGACAATCAGCGATATGGTCGGCGTCTTCGGGAGCCAGTCCGGCAAGACTGGGATGATCATGGGCGGCGCGGCCTGGACGATCGTGAACAATCCGAGCCGAATCTTTTGGGTGATGCCAACGCGCGACACGGTCACGGGCTTCAGCAAGGAGCGATGGGTCCCGATGCTGCTCGCTTCTCCGAGCATCTCCAGCCTGATCCCATCCGGCGCGCACCGCCACAAATTCACGACGCGATCGCAGCAGCTCGGGGGATCGATCGTCTCTTTGGTCTGGTCGAATTCCCCGGCGGCGCTCTCGAGCGTGCCGGCGCCGGTGCTAATTCTCGACGAGGTGGACAAATTCAACACCGGGACCAAGCGCGAGGCGGACGCCGTCAACCTCGCCGAGCAACGCACGAAAGCGTTTGCCTGCCCGAAGCGGATCAAGAGTTCAACCCCGTCGATGGTCGAGGGCCTGATCTGGCAGGAATTCCTGAAGACCGATCAACGCCGCCGCTTCATGCCCTGCCCGCATTGCGCGAAGCCGGTGGTGTTGGCCTGGTCAAAGAGCTACACGACTTTCAAGCTCTCGGGGTGCGAAGCGTTCGCGACGTGGGACAAGGAAGCGAAGCGCAAGGACGGCTCGTGGGATCTCGACCGCGTGGAGCAGAGCGCGCGCTTCGAGTGCCCGCATTGCGGCGGCCACATCAAGGACGGCCACAAGTCGCGGATGGACCGGGCCGGGGAATGGAAGCCGACCACGATCGCGGCTCGTGGCTACCGCGGATGGCACCTCTCCAGCCTCTATGCCAGCTCGCCCGAGACATCGGTCGGCCGGCTGGCCCGCAAGTTTTTGATGGCCAAGAATTCGCTGAACGGCTTGCAGGGTTTCATCAACGGGGATCTCGCCGAGCCCTACCAATCGCAGGACACGATGCAGGAGCGGATTGAACTGGTCACGGCGAGCGCAGAGATCAAGGCGGATCAGCAAAAGCTGATGACGGTCGATTGCCAGGAAGGGAGCCCGCACTTTTGGTTTGCGATTCGGAATTGGTCGGCGACTGAGACAATCGGGATTCAGGCCGGCGCCGCCGATACCTGGGAGGAGCTGCGGTCGATTCAGACAGCGCAGAAGATCCCAGACGTGGGCGTCATCGTCGATTCCGGCTTTGGCGCGCGCAGCGACGCGGACGTTTACGTTAATTGCGCCCGCTTCGCGGACTGGTTCACGCAGGCGAATGGCCGGCGACTGGCGATGGGTTGGATGCCGGCGAAGGGAATGCCCGGCCGCAAACGGTGGCACCACAAAAAGACCGGCAACTCGCTCCCATGGTTCCTCGGCACCGTCGATCCGTTCACTGGCAGCGCCCATGCGGGTGACTGCTCAATGAATTTGCTCGAATTCAGCGGCGATTTCTTCAAGGACATCCTCGCGACACTCAGATCGGGGAAGCAGACCCCCAAATGGAGCATCTCGGACGAGCTTAACCGGACGATCGGCGAGGAATACTGGCGCCACATGGACGCGGAGGTAAAAACCGGCGTCTTCAATCGGCTCAGCGGGACCACGAGATACGAATGGCGGGCCCGGTCGAAGAGCTGGCCAAACCATTTGCTCGACTGCGAGGTGATGCAGTTGGTCGGGGCCTGCTTTTTTGGAATTCTCCAGCTTGAAACCCTCGCCGAAAAGAAAGATGGGCGCTGACTTCGATGAGGACGGGGAATTTCTCACGCCGAAGGAACTCGCCGCGCGACTCCGCAAGCACGTCTCCTATGTTTACGCGATGAAACGTCTCGGGTTTCGCATGGTCGCGCATGTGGCCACGCTCCGCAGCGCGATCGCCTGGTTGAAGAAGAATCCGACTCCGCGGGCGAACACGCACGGCCGCGGACGATAGTCTTCCTTTACTCCCTGTAGGCCAACCCTCCCCATTGGAGGGTGATCCAATCCGTTGAATCATGGTTCAGGCGCCCGGGGGCGAGTTCTCGATGGCTCTTGCTGCTCGGGTGCCTGTTTTTCTTCGTCGGTTGCTCGAGTACTAACGTCTCCAAGATTGTCGGTGCGCTGGCCAAGGACCCGAACACCGTAGCGGTCAGCGTCCAATCTGTTTACGGCACGGTCTACATCCTCCGGACGGGCACCACCAACCAGCAGATCATTCTCGGGCCGATCTCCGTCAAACCATGATCGCGAGGATCTTCATTCTCTCCCTGCTCTGCGCGACATTTGCCATCGCGACGATCGTGCCTGGGCAACCCGATCGACTCGTCTGGAATCCGTCGCCTTCCACCGCTGTCTCATATCAAGTTCTGCGCGGGCCGGCGTCGAACTCGGTCACGGCCACCAATACGGTTGGGCCGGCGACGAACTACACGATTCTCGGAGTGGATTTCGGCTCGTGGTGGTTCGCGGTTCGGGCTGTCTCGACAAACGGTGTGTTTAGCGATCCGACCCCGTCGATTCCGTGGACGAACAATCCCGACGCACCGGCCGGCCTTCGCATCCAATCCTCGACCAACGCATCAATCCTCCTCTGGGTGCCTCTGCCCTCCGGCATTGCGATCGTCGAGTCAGCCATTGATCCGGCCGGCTCATGGGACCCATTTGTGCAGGTGAAAAACTTGTCAGTAACTCCGGCCCGCGAGCTTGGCGTGCGCGTCTTCGCCGACGACCCGAGGCGTTTCTACCGTGTGCCCTTCCCGTGACCGACATGATCAAGCGAAATCTGGAACTCACGGGGCTGGTGGTCGCGATTGTCGGCGGGCTTTGCGGCATTGGCGGGATGGTCGAGGCATTCCTGATCCTGCCCTACGAAATGCGCTCCATGGAGAAGCGGGTTGAGGCGATGGAGGTGCTCTCCAAATCCGACCACGACGTGATCGTGAGGATCGATGAGCGCGTAAACGACATCCTCCGAATCCTGGCACACAAATCATGAAATCCTGGAAGACGACAGCATGTGGAGCGATCGCCCTTGCGGCGACCTGCGCGATCTCGGCGGACTTCGGCCCGGTGGTCACAAAGATCGCCGCCTTCCTCGCATCTTCAGCGAGCGGGATCGGATTGCTGTTCTCCAAGGATTTCAACATCAGCGGGAAACCGGGCGACGCGCAAAACACGGAGCCGAAAACGTGAAGAATTTCTGGCGGTCCCTTTGGGGCTGGCTGGCGACCAAGGAAGAACTGAGAGCGGTAGAAAAAAGACTCGTTATGAACGACAAAGAATTGGCAGCCGGAATCAAGGCTCAGACAGACATCATCGCGATCGCCACCGCCCAAGTGGCGAAGGTCGGCGCGGAAACCGACGATCTGAAGCAGCGCGTCGCGGACCTCGAAGCCGCGATCGAGAACCATCAGGAAGAGGTCGCGCCGGAAGTCGCTGACGCTTTCGAAGCGCTCAAGGCGCAGACCACCGCCGTCTCGATCGCGATCAATGCGGTCGATCTGAAGGTTCCCGACGCGCCCGCACCGACTCCCGCCCCGTAATCCGTGAGCGCCAAACTCAAACGTCTCAAGCTG